ACTCCAGATAAAATAGTAGAAGCTATTATTCAAAAAGGACCTACTACAGATGTTAATGTTTTAAAAAAAGCTTTTGGATCTGAATATTATAAAGATGTTCAAACTGCTTTTTTAGAAAATATGTATAATAAAACTAAAGGTAGATTTGGTCAATACGAAGCTTTTGATGGAGTTAGATTATTACAATATTTAAAAGATAATAAAGGAATCATAGAAAAATTTATGGGTAAAGAATTTTATGATGTTCATAGAGATTTAGGTAAAGCTTTAACTTTATTACAACAGCCAGAAAGAATGGCTACAGGAGAAGGATTAACGGGAGCTGCTAATAAAGCTGGATTATTTGTAGATATGATTTATGGTCCTTTAAATCATAATAGATTAGTTATTAATAGATTAGGAAGAATTTATGATTCTATAGATGGATCTGGAAAACAATTAGATAAAGTTTTAAATTATAAAGATTTTATAGAACAAGTTAAAAAACAATTTATTGGCGGAAATTATCCTAAATGGCTTGATGATTTAAGTCCAGCACAACAATCTACTTTTATGTCTAAATTAACAGCTAGTTTAGATCAATCTAAATTAGGACAAGTTGTAAAAGAAGTTGCTGGTAGAACTAGACTTATTCAAGCTGGAGAAAAAATTGAAAGAGGAGCTGAAAAATTTAAAGAAATTTCTACTAAAATAATTCCAGAAAAATATCAAACTAGAAAAGCTATGGGACTTACTCCTATATTAATTGATAAATATTTTGAAGAAGGAACAGTAGATCCAATGATTGGAACTTCTAATAAAAGAGCAGGTCAACCTTATATTATACAACCACCAGAAGCGGTATCTAAAGGAGTACAAAAATTATTAGGAAAAGCTATAAGTGGAGTTATTGATGGAACATTAAAAGGAGCAAAATATGTTTTTAGTTCAGAAGGTAAACTTAAATATAAAGAACCTGAATTTGAAAAAATAAAACAATTAAGAAAAGAAGCAAAATGAAAATAAAAAAAAGAAAACGATCACTTAATGGAACTTATAATAAAGCTGATTTAGCAAATATAAGAATTGAAAATCATGAAAAACTTTGTCGTATTATGCAAAAAGAAATGCATAATAAAATAGATAATATTTGTTTTAGAATTAAACGTTTAGAATATATCTTAATAACATCAGCTGGAGGAATAATCGTAGGATTAGCTTCTTTAGTTATAATGTTATTAAATAGATGATAAAAAAAAATATCGGTTGTCTTTGCGAAAATATAGCAATCTGTTGGCTTCAAGAGCAAGGTTACTTCGTATATAAAGGGTGTCAAACTCAATCAGCTATAGATTTAGTGGCCGTGGATCCTAAAACTTTAGAGACAATACTTATAGACGTTAAAAAAGTTTCAAGAAGAAAGTCAGGAACTGAAATAGGAAGAATGGCAAGAGTAGATAATAAAAAAATTTTTATTTTAAAAGTAGATTTACATACAAAAAAGTGTAGAATAGTCCAAAAAAGGTTATTATGGACTACGAAGAAATTAAAGCACGCATAAAAAAACATGAGGGTTTTGTACCCAAAATGTATCTTGATTCTTTAGGAAAAGCCACTATTGGCTATGGCCATTTAGTTACAGAAAAAGACAACTTCCAAGAAGGCGTAGAATATAGTATAGAAGAATTAGAAGAAGTATTTAATCAAGATTTTAATAAAGCTGTAGAAGGAGCTAATGAATTAACTTCTCAATTAAATTTAGTTTTAGCTACAGTAAAAGGAGTTATAATAGAAATGGTATTTCAATTAGGAAAAACTGGAGTAAGTAAATTTAAAAAGTTTTTTGAAGCTTTAAATAATCAAAATTATAATGAAGCGGCAAATCAAATGATTGATTCTAATTGGCACAAACAAACACCAAAACGTTGTGAAGAATTAGCAAATATAATAAGGAGTTGTGCATAATGTTACCAATGTTAAATGCAGTAGCACCACTAGCTAAAATATTATTTAATACAATTGAAAAATCAGTTGAAGATAAAGACTTACAAGCTAAATTAAAAGTTGATTTACAAACACAACTATTACAATCTAATACACAAGAATTACAAGCGGCTGCTAAAATTATAGAGGCTGAAGCTAAAGCAGGTTGGTTTGCATCGTCATGGAGACCATTACTTATGTATGTACTTATATTTATTTTAGTATGGAATTATATATTTGGTCCAATAGTTAAATTCTTCTTTGGTGCTGCTATTACTATTGATCTTCCAGGTGACGTTTGGACTTTACTCCAAATAGGTTTAGGAGGTTATGTAGTAGGACGATCAGCGGAATCAGTTGCTAGAACTATGGCAAATAAACCTAAAGAATAACTATGAGTAGTGAATTTAAATTAAGTGATCAAACAAGTGTAGCATTACCTATTAAAAATATAGTGGCTATTGTGTCTGCTATTGTTGTAGCGGTATGGACTTATTTTGGAATAGTGGAAAGACTTAATAGACTTGAAACTAATGAAAAACTAATGGCACAAGATTTATTAAAGAAGGCTGAACAAACTCCTAAGAATCAAGAAATGTATATGTTAATTGAGTATCAAGCTAAATCTATAGACAAGCACTCTAAGCAATTAGAAGAAAACGTACATACGAAAGTATTGATAGCACAACTAGAAAAGAAAATAGATAAACTAGAGAAAGAATTAGATACATTACGAGGTAAGTAATGGGTGAAATAATATTTGCTTTATTAATGTTTCTTAATGGAAAATTAGAAAACTATTCTCCTAAAGCTAATCTTGCGGAATGTTTAGAACAAAAACGTAAAGTAGAACGTGATGGTACATCAAATACTTTGCGAATGGAATGTAAACAAATTGAAGCTATTGTAGAAGTAGATAAGCACGGAGTTAAACGTATTAAAGAAATTAAGAATTAAGCAAATAATTGCTTCCACTTATCTCCAGTTATTTCGTCAGCTAATTTTTTCTTATTATTTAATACTTGAATAATCTTTTCATCTAAGGTATTAGGACACACGAAGTCTATATAAGTAACTTTATCTTTTTGACCTATTCTATGTGCTCTATCTTCAGATTGAAGTCTTACTTCCATATCATATGTATTATTAAAATAAATTACAGTCTTAGCATTAGTTAATGTTATACCATAACCACCTGTTCTAGGTTGACCTACGAAAAATCTTATTTCTCCACTTTGAAAGTTTTTAACTATTTCTTGTCTTTCTTCAGATTCAGTATCACCAAAAAAAGTTGCAACTTTACTAGCTCCATATACTTTAGCTAATGAATCACGGATCAATTTAATTGAATTTCTATAAGTAGCCCATATAATTATATTACCTTGTGTCTCTTCAATAACATCTAATAGTTCTTGTATACGAGGATTTTCGCCTTCTATTACTGCTTCAGTTCCATCATCATGTTTAATAAAACCACATAATATCTGCTGTAATCTTAAAATTCGTGTGATTATAAGAGGCGCAGACACTATCTTTTCACGTTCAAGCTCTAATATAGCTCTCTTTTTTAAAGTCACGTACATTCTCTTTTGTTCTGGAGTCATTTCTATATGTCTTATTAATTTTACTTTAGGAGGTAAATCTAAACATTCATCTTTAGTAACTCTAAAACTATATGGCTTTAATAATTCTTGAAGTTCTTCTAATCGTTGATAACCTACAACTTCGTCAAACGTATGAGTAGATAATCTTCTTCTTCTAATTACACAAAAAGTATTACGATATGCGAAAAAACTATTTTGTAATATATATGGATCTAAAAAATGCATTTGAGCCCATAAGTCTAAAGGACCTTGGGTCACTGGAGTTCCAGTTAATATTCTTCTATACTTTGCTAATTTATATATTTTATGGCAAGCTTTAGTTCTTCTTGCTTTTCTATTTTTTATATTAGAACTTTCATCTATTACAAAAAAAGCTTTTCCAGTATTTAATAATCTATGAACATAATTTTTTCCTTTCTCTGTAGATAGAGCTTCTATATTAATTACAAAAAATCTTAACTTATTACTCTCTTTTAAAAATTCTACTAATTCTTCTATATTACTTTTAGTTTCGTTAGGTGACCATACTTGAAGTCGTGTAAATTCTCTAACATCATCTGGCATATGAGTTTCATATTCAGAAGCTATCCAGTTACGATAGACACCTTTAGGCGCTGCTATTACAACAGTATCAATTTTACCTTTACGAAATAGATAAGCGATATTATCTATTATAACTTTAGATTTACCAGTTCCTTGTTCCATAAAAAGAGCATAACTCTCTTTATCTTTACTAATCATAAAAGCATCAAACTGATGTTTATATGGTTTAGTTTTAAACTTATATTCTAAAAAATCTTTTTCATCAACAAATTGTACTTGCATATAAAACTTTCTGTTTTCTAATTTAATTTTTTAAAATATAAACTTTTTAATTCTAAAGTAAATCAAAAATAGAAAGGAGAAGAAATGGCGAAAGTGTTTATAGTGCAAGAGAATCCAAATGTAAATGTTCTTGCAGCCGGTCGATACGGTGAGTTAATAGCTTTATTAAGACCGTATAAGCAAATAACTTTTTCGTCTGATCCTGTTGTACGTTTAATGAAACAGAAACTAAAAGACTTTAGTGATTCTGATTTTTTACTCGCAATGGGTGACCCTGTGGCTATTGCAATTGCTTCAATAGTTGCATCTGATATAAATAATGGTAGACTAAAAATACTCAAATGGGATAGAGAGCATAGAGCTTACTATCCAGTTGAGATAGATATTTATAATAACAGAAAGGAGAATGATGACTATGTCGGATAAATGGATATTTGACGCAGTAGAAAAGCATAAGAAAAAGAAAACATTACCAAAAGGTGGACTAGAAATAGTTACAGCAATTGGTAATAAGTTAATAGAAAAAAAGAAAGTTCTTGAAAAAGAGGAAGAAAGATTAAAAGTCTTAAAATCTGAAATTCGAGAAATAGAAGAAAAAGAATTACCCGATGCTATGGCAGCGTGTAATAATATGACTAGATTTGATCTTGCAGATGGAAGTCAAGTCGTAGTTAAAGATGAACTATTTTGTTCTAT